TTAAAGAAAAAATAATAAAAATAAGATGCCATTACCACATTTTACCACAGTCACAACCAATGGTGTACCAGGTGGACCAGGTACGTTTCCGGATGAAGTAGTATACTTAAACCTGTTTGAAGTTACATTCATCTTACCATTGATTCTGCAGGCTCAAAATAGAGATCCTTTCTTGTTGTTACAAAATGCAACAAAAATCGACTTGAACCTTACAGAATTCGACGTTGCACCAAAAACTCAAAGATTTAAATACTCTACAAGAATGTTTATGACTTCACCTACTAAAACAGACGGAACATTGTCTATTCCAATTCAGGTGAACGTAAATGATCAAGGTTCTATGGAAACATGGAATACATTAAAAGCTTGGTACGACTTAGTATTTAACTCACAAAATGGTGCTCTTCACTATAAGAGTGACATCATTGGTACAATCATTGTTAATCAACATGATAAAAAAGGTATCGTTTTAAGACGTGTTACTTTCCAGAACGTACAAATCACTAAAATTGGTGGTTACTCACTTGACTGGTCTTCTAACAACATCATTGAAAACGTTCCAGCAGATTTCGTTTATGACTACTTCATCGACGAATATATCGACCAAGGTTTAGGTATTACACCTCAACTAGTTAGTGGTTATGGAGCTTAATAATTTTAATATAACAAAAAACCCACCAATGGTGGGTTTTTTTATTTCAAAGTATTTAGTTTTTATTAGAAGCTTGGCATACTAAAGTTAGAACCAATGTTTGATGCATTTCTCATCATAGAGTTAGTGTCCATGTTTGGCATTGACTTAGACTGGTCACCTTCTTGTTTCTTTCTATCTTTTTCCTCATCTTCGATGATTTCATTGACAAGCTTGATATTTTCCTCAAACATCCAAAAAGGCCATCTATCCATAGAGTCTTCTTGAACGTGAAAGTGTTTCTGAAGCAATAACTTATTCTTTAATATATGCTTCAAAGGCATCGTGAATAACGAAAATACCTGAGGCTCCGGTGGGAAACTGCATGTCTGTGTGGACCTCCTCACCACACTCACAATTTTTCTTCAATTCCTTGATACCAAATGTCATTTTACTCACAGCTGAATTTAAGAATTGGAAAGAAATATCATCCATTTCCTCAAACTCTTTAACCTTAGCTTTAATACCATCATAAGTAATAGATGTTCTATTAGGCATCATAAATGGAATAATTTTAAGAAACGATAAGTTAGGAGTGCGTTTTTCGTTATTTTCTTTAATGATATAATCAGTAAATGCTTTTTGTAATCCAATATTTGGAGGAGTCAATTCGAAGAATTTACCATTAACAGTTTTAAAGTTGTAACACTTAGTAGAATGATTAAAGAATCTCTCTAACTTTTCATCTATATCATGTGTAACAAAGTGTTTACGGTTAAGATCAATAGCAATGTCTGCACCACAACCACACTTAGTATTTACAACCAATGAATTACCTTGTTGGAATGTAAGTTCTCTAATTAAGAAAATAAGGAAAAGTCTATCCTGATCTTTTGCATCAAGATAAGAACCCATTTTTCCATCAGGGTATTTAATTCTAACACAAGCTTGTAACATATCATTCATTTTTTCAATGATGTCATAAAAGTTATTATCATCTACCATAGAATAAGCTTGAATCTCTCTTACTTGAGCAGGTCTCACTAAAAATAGAGTTCCTGTAGGATAAAACTCACCACAAGGTAAATCTCTAACATCCATGTTAAAGAACTGCAAATCAGTAGTTCTTGAAACCTCTTCAGGTTGTTGAACATAAGGAATATCACTATTTATAGCCGCGTTCTCAGCTTGTTTTTTTCCAGATTCTAAATCAGACAAGTGTCTCTTTAAGTATTCTTCTTCTGTCATTTCATTTTTCTTATTCTCAGACATATTATTTTTATTTTTTTTTATATATTAGATAAACTTTCTCCTCTATTATAAGTTTTGGTATGTATTAAGTTTAGTGTTTAAAACAAAAAAACCCTCAAATTTCTTTGAGGGTTTTTATTAAATTTTATTTTAATTAAGAGTTGATGAATCCACCTGCACTGATTGCTCCGGTTCTCAATATTGTAATGTTATTTACAATGATACCCATACCCTTAATTGGTTCTACATAAGTATCAAGAACACCAATTTGATTATCAATAATCTCAGGAGTGTTATTCTCATCATCCATTTTATTAAAGTAGTTATATAAACCATTTCTACTTACATAAGTATCACAGATAACGTCTGCTCTAAGTTTAATTTCAGCTCTGATATCAGGTGTATTAAATTTCCATTGGAAGTCTAATAACATTCTAGATAACTCTCTTTCAAGTTCAATCAATACTTCTCTTACGTGAATGTAAGAAAGAGCAGATTTATAAAGAGTTTGAGCTGTGTTCTCAGTTTCGATTACATAACCTCTATTTCTCTTGAATACTAATGGATTCATTTGAGCTTGATTTAAGTATTCGATATCACTAGGTGTGTATACCATCTCTAAATCATTGATGTTTGTAATTCTACCATTTGTCACACCAGCTGCGATAGTCCAAGGAGTTACATTTCCGATGTTAGAAACGTGTTTTCTCATATAGGTTGTCGCAACGAATGCTGCTGGTGGATGCTCAAGTGGTCTTCCGTTATCATTTACAATAACCCAAGGTGTAAAGTAACCTACACAAGTTGTTCCTGCACCTTCACCAAAAGAGTAAAGGAATGCTGGAGAACTTTCAGGGTCACCACCTTTAGCTACATACTCAAGTTGTAAAACACCTTCAGCATTTACGAATGACGGAGAAGAAGAGTTCTTAAATTGTCTCAATGAAGGCATGTTTAAGAAACCAAAAGCATCTAATCTATCACCACAGATATCAACTAATTGTTGTTTTGATTTTTCAGTCAATCCAAGACCAAATGAGTCAATCAAATATCTAAAGTCGATTGCTTCTTTGTTTGTAATTGCCTTAAACAATGGAGTACCTTTAGCAACAAGATTAAGAATTGAGTTTTGTCTTGTTTCAGTACCATCAGGTAAAGAAGCTGTTCTAATTCTAAATCCTTTCAACGAAAGTGCTTTATATGTATTAGCGTATTGGTCAATAGATACAAATCTTGTAGTTTGTAAATCTCCACCAAAATTTGTTATTGCTATTGGAGAGTCACAAGTAATTTCAGTCAACTCTGTATTACCAGAATATTGTCTCTTACTCAAGATTCTTGTATATCTTCTTGGTGCCTCACCTGTTTGTAAATCACCAACAACATAACTTGCTTCTAAGAAGTCACCAACTTTAACCTCAGTGTAACGAGCCGAGTTAATCAAACACTTATTAGCAGTTTGTACATAACCAGCCGGTACTTCGATTTCAATTGTTTGTTTGAAGTTTGTTTTTTCAGATTGAATATAGAAAGTATTATTTGCTTCGATTTCTACATCTACATCAGCATCTAAAGCTTCATCTTTAAATTCTACATTAAGAATTCCATTAGAATCTAAGAACATTCTTAAATAGTGTTTAGTAAGATAGTCATTTACTAAGTTAACATCAGTTAAGTACTCATAAGCAACTTCTTCATTAACTTGGTATGCGTAATATGTAGAACCTGTAAATCCAAGTGCCACAGCTAATGCATTTGCTGATTGTAAAGGACTTACTGCGTTTTGCACGATTGTAAATGCTCCTTTGTTATCCGTTGATGTAGGGAATTGAATTTTTTCTTGAACCACTAAATCGATTTCAGTAGAAAAACTCGCAACACTCGACTCAAATACGATATAGTCATATCCAGCGTAAGATGATGTAGCCGATGTAGCTGTCTCACCATCAATGAATGTTACATTGACCGTATCACCCAATACTGCATTTTGAGCTCCTGATGAATCAACATATAATCTGTTGTCATAGAAGAAGTCTTTACTATTAATTAAACCATCAAAGTATCTTGTGTAGAATTTAGAATATTTACCAACTACACCAATACCACCTTGTGATGTAACAGCCACAGTATCTTTTGTAATAACACCATCAGTACCAAGTAAGAACTCGTTATCTTCAGTGTAAAGTACGAAATAACCTAATTTAATCTCAGCTAACTTAGATGAAGCCAATTTAGTATCAAGTAAGAATGACTTGTTTTGAGTAGTTGAACTAACAATGTTACTTATCTCCATATTTTCTAAAGAAGCCTTTTCAAAAGGAGTTGGTGTACTTGATGTAGCACTACCCACTAACATTGTCATTTTGTATTTATTAGGACCATCAATTAAAGCAGTCAATCTATTAAACATCTTAAATCTTCTGTATTGTTCATACTCACTAGTTTTAGAAACAGTGTTTGTACCAGTAAACTCAAATTTAAGAACACCTGTAGAAGGCTCAGTGATATAAAAGTCATCACCAGATTGAGTTCCAAATCTATAATCTTTAAATCCTAAGTTAGTAACAGAAACATCATCAACAGATAAACTACCTAAGTTAACAAATGCTCCTTGATAAACATCAAATGTAATATAACCTAAAACGATGTCATTCTGACCAACAGCTGGATTAACATCTTTAACTAAACTATTAACACTTAATATCTCACCAGTCGCATCAACAATGAAAGCTGATGTATAAGATGCGGTAGCGTTAGAAACCGCATAGTCAGATGCACTAATCACTAAAGAAGTAGTAGCACCAACTGATACATATGTATCATTTATCACAGCAAATCCAGCACCACCAGCTACGTCATAAGTAACTGTAATTGATTGTGTACTTGATGTAATTGAACCTTTTGTGACATTATATACAGAACCCTCACCAAACCAAGCTGTTCTATTATTACCGTTATAAACAATTCCACTTGTTAAAGGAGTATCACCACTTGAGTTAGGACCAAAAGCACCATTTGCAAATGCATGGTCAGCTTGACCAGTGTAAGAAAACGTTCCAATGTATGGATCAACACCCAACATCGCAGTTACGTTACCTGGTAAGTCAAGTGGAGTATTTGTAATCTCAACAGTCTCAGCAATTGTTTCTTTATATGATAAAAAGTCGATTTCTACTTCTTCTTTACCAACAAGAGTATTTCCTAAAAGGTCAACTAATCCTGTGTAATAATCTTTTTCAACTAAATCGTTGTTAAATGCACAGAATAAACCAGTTCTATCTGTATCTCTGTTGATTGTTGTTTCGATAAATATATTTCTACCATTCAAATCTCTAAAATATGGAATCAAAGAAAGTCCCTCATAATAAGCTAAAAGTGTAACGTTTCTATCGTTAGCAAAGTTTCTAATTTGTTCTTTTCTTAAACCAGAAGCGTTAAAGTATGCACTCCATCTTGGATCTACACCTAGTTGTTGATAGTTTGACCAATCACCACCAACTACTACTACGTCAACTAAATAGTCAGACGCAAAATCATTCTTGTTAACGTAAGGAGGCATTTTCTCAACAGAACCATACCACTCAAGTAATGTTCTATCAAATCCACTAACCTGAGACTTAAATATAAACACTGTTATATTTTTATCAGATAAGTTCGTAATATTAAATGCTCTTTCAGAATAACCAGTATTGTTCTTAGTTAAATTAATGAAAGATTCAGTGTCTCTTTTCCAGAATCCTGTTGTATCAAAAAATCTTCGGTAAGCTCCTAATCTTTCAATATCATTATTGTATCCAGCTGATGTAGATAATGATTGATACTCAATTGTATCAAGGTTATCGTCTGTAACTAATAGATTAATTGCAAAAATCGGAGATGTTTCTAACATTTTTGTGATTGTTCTATGAAAGAAAGAACCCTTTCTTTCTAATCCTCTGTCAAGTTGTCCAAATATTGCTTCCAATTCACCAGTATTAGTGATTCTAATTGGTGTATTAACTGGTCCTTTTTTAGAAACCCCAATAACAAGGTTTGTTATACCTTCTTGAATAGGGCTTGCGATAACGGATTGGTCAAATTCTTCTATGAAGATTCCTGGTCTTTTGTATTTTCCAATTTGAATAGCCATATTATTTTATATTTTTTTTTATTTTAATGTATATATAAAAAGCAAAAAACGATATTTTTTCTATTTTTGTTCTTCGTCTTTCATTTTCTTACTAAATTCATCAATGTCTTTTCTAACATTTGCCATTTTTTCTTCAATCTCTTTTTTCTTTTGTTCAATAGATTTTCCTAATTCCAAAATCTTTTGAGATTTTTGATTTAACTTAGTATTTAAGTCATTAATATTGGATTTTGTTAGAAGTTTTGTTTCTTCTTTGTCTAAGAGAGCTAGTTCTTCTTGAAATTCTTGTATTTTCAACTTGTCCTTAGTTCTTTGGTCTTGTAATTGACTAACCTCTTTCTCTAACTTCTTCAAGTTTGAGTATTCGATTAAGAAAATGTTTCTGTCTTTACCAGGACCTTCTTCAGTCTCACCTATAATCTGTTTAAGCTTAGCCTCAATCTGTTTATCGTCAAGATTTTCATCTTTATAAATTACATCAATCTGAGGTTTCTTTTGATTATATTCAGTAAATTGTTCTTCATAAGAGTTCATTTTCTCTTTAGACATCTTTACTTCTGGCTCATCAGTATCCTTAATCTCAAATTTTTCAAGGAATTTCTGATAGTTATAAACATATTTCATTTTTTTAAGTAAATTTAACTGTAGTAGGCTTCTCGGCTGCTTCTAAATCAGTTTTAATATTCTCAAACCCACCATGTACCTTGATAGCGGTTTTTAATTTAGTCACATCATCATTAATATCGACGGCTTTAGTTGTAACAGTTTCTTTACCCTTTACATCTTCTTTTGTCTCTTTAACTAACCAAAACACTCTTTTAGTAATAAATTTCTGATCCTCAACTTTTTCAGGATCTACACCAGAAGATACACTGTTAATCTTAAGTGGTAGCTTATTATTAACTATACACTCTAAGAAGTTATTTTTAGAAATAATTGTACCTCTTACTTTTTTTCTAACCTCTAAATCCATAGAACCGTCACCCTTTTCAGTTTTAATTGATTCACCATCAAACACTCTCAATAAATAATTCTTAAAAGTTAAGAAAGAAGTTGAGTAGGATATGTAATAGAAATCACCAACTACATCCTGAATAAAAAAGTAATATGTAACATCTTTATTTTTATCATCAACACCATCAACTTGTAAACATTTTCCACTAAAGTCTTGCTCTTTAATAAAGTCATCACCTTCTCCCTCAGCATCTGAACCACTCTTAATACTTTCAGGTTTGACAAACTTATAAATTGACTGTTTTATCAAAGCTGCTTTAGAGTAATTATCTGGTAGATCTAACTCACCAGTTGTTGGATTTTTCCAAGACAAATCAGCTTCTGGTAATCCTTTGAAGTTTTCATCGCTCATATCACCAAAATATCTATCAAGCATCTTTTGTTGAGCCCCTTTCTTAAATGGTTCCTCACCATCTAACATTTCTGTCATAAACTTTCTTAAAGCAACACCAGCTCCTCTTTTCAATACATTACCTACTCTAATTTGAGTATTTTTATTAAAAATTGGTTGGAATTTTCTTTCACCCATAATCTTTACAACA